GGGATTACAGAATGTCCCTACTATTCAAGCGTACGGCCAACAGCAGGAAGCATCAGCACGCGTACTCGGCTCTGCTTCTGAAGCTTCGCTTGGTAAGAATCCTGTATCGGGAACTCCATTCGCTCTCCAAGACCTTATCGTTCAGCAAGGTGAGGGCATACACCAGTATAGGCAAGGTAAGATCGCCACATTCTTTTCCGATGTGCTCTATAGAGATTTGATACTTGGATATCTTGTAAAGGATATGAATAGTGGACAGAGGTTCTCTGAAGAATTGTCGCTCGATGAGATGGAGGAAATTTCAGAAACAATATCTACAAGAGAAGTAAACGGAAAGGTAATGGCCAAAGGTTTTGATTTTCTCGAAGGTAGAACTACTAATGCGCCTACACCTGAAATGCAGTCTATGATGACAGAGGTTTCTAAGGCTAACTTTAAAAAGACAAGCAGGAAGTTTTTCGAAGTCATAAACGGCGAACTAAAAGACATTCCAGTGAGGGTAAAGATAAACATAGCTGGTAAACAAAAGAATCTCGCGGCAGAAGCAGATAAGCTTTCAAAGCTCATAAGCAATATCTTGGTAAATGTTGAGGGCATTAAGCAGATTCCTGGCATTGGAAAGGCATACAATCAATTGATTGAGGCTTCGGGACTCTCTCCGATTGATTTTAGTCAGATAATTGCGCCAAAAGAAGAAAGCATTGAATCACCAATGATGCCAAAGGAAGTTAATAATATGGTATAATTTATATATGAAAGAAAACCTAACAGAGCTAGAAATAACAAAGATTGAGCAGTTTTGTAAAGACGTAGTGATGCATGAGGCTGTAAAGAAAGTGTTGCTCGCCGGTATTTATACTCATGGGACCATACAGCGTGGCCATACACCTGATCCACTTAAAAACGGAGCACTAAGCCTCGTTCACCTTTCAACAGCCAATCCTGTAACAGATGAAGTACTAGGACAGCACATTCGTGGCGTGTGGGAAGGATTAAATGCATTACAGAACGCATTTCAAAACCTCGCTGATATTAAAACGGTAGCGAAGTCTTTAGAGAGCACTTATAACGAAGCAATTTAATGTTTAATAAATACAAAAATATAACGGCAAGCGGACTAGTAAAGACAGGGGCTGGTAAAGTTGTTGGTGTGGTTATCAATTCTCATTCATCAGGAACGCTAAGGTTTTGGGACGCTGTTACGGCGGCAACACCGACTATTTTCAATACCATCACTCTCTCAGCAGGTGAAAGATTCATTCCACTATACGAAGTATCATTTTCTATAGGACTTTATGTGACTATAGGAGGTACAGCGAATGTGACTATTGTCTATCAGTAGCTCTCTGGTTATCGCACCACTCAAAAACGAATTTAAACGGTATCGTTCCCTTAGAACGAATAAAAACATCTCATTATGACTAATGAACAAAACCCAGAAGTTGTATCTGTTGAAAATAACAACGAAGTGGAGACCAATGTAGAAGATACGGCGCAAGTCGATGAAACTACTAAGGAAACCGAGCGCAAGGAAGCAGAAACTTCTGAAGCTAGAGAAGCTAGAGAACGTGGAATCTACAAACGACTGTCAAAGAAGTACGGAGAAACCAAGCCTAGCTCATCAAATGACTTAGGGGAAAAAGCATACCTCGCCGTAAATGGCATCAAGGGTGCTGATGAAGTAGATTTTTTCCAAAAGATGAAAAAGGAGACCGGTAAGGATGCTGAATCCTTGCTCCAGTCTACTTATTTCCAAGTCGAGTATAAGGACTTCAAAGAAAAGAAGTCTACATCGAACGCAATTCCTACAGGTAGCAAGAGGTCAAACAATTCTTCAGTTGATTCAGTTGAATACTGGATTGCTAAAGGTGAATTACCTCAAGGCCTTGAAAATAAAGATTTGCGTGAAAAGATCGTAAATACTCGAATGGGTAAAGAACAATCTAAGGGAGTTTTCTATAATTCATAAAACCAAAGTCATTTGATCTTAATTACTTTAATTATTATTTAATGGCAATAGTTTATTCAGAAGCCTTCGAAACGAAGCTTCAGGAACGTCTTTCCGCTCCTACAAAATGGAAAGAAATCTGTAAAGTAACATATACAGATATAGGGATTCTTCATAATCCGTACCTCACCGATGCTACCGTTCAAGAAGGTACTCGTGGAACAGGTTATACATCAACAGCAGTTGCTACAGTTGATGAAGATGTAACAATCAACACCTACTCATACTGCGCACAGCACATTGATGAAGCTGATCTTGCACAGAAGTCATTTTCTGACTTCATGGAGATCGCTGACAACATGGGTACTATGCTCAATGAGAAGATGGAAACAGCTATGCTCGCAGAGCACGCTCAGTGGACGAACTTTGACAACGCTTCTATCGGAGGTGGTGCAGGAAATATCACTGTTGATACGGCAAACATTGACGATATCATCATTGAAATGAAGACTGCTGTCCGAACAGCAGGTGGTGGCGAATTGGCAGAACGAAACGGTATGTTTATCCAGTGGAGAGAGTCAGATTTCGCAAAGGTAGAGCGACTCGCAGCTTCACAGGGTTACAATACTGCTGATGACGTTTTAAAGAATGGTATCAAGCAGGGTTTCAAGTATCTTAATGTAGAGCACTATTCAACTTCAAAGAATGTCTCAGGACATGTATTTGCAGGTGTTAAGAAGGCTTTCCATCTCGGTATTGTTAAGTCTACTTATGGAAAGATGAAGCAGATTGTCAATCCAGTGGTTGCTACTGCTCAGATCTCAGGTCTTGGTTTGGAGTCTCGAATTGACCGAAAATTCAAGGCTTGGAACAAAATGACTCCAGTTTTGTTTGATATACTCGTAGCGTAATTATTATCATAATCACAACTATTCTATGAATAAAAATCTAGGACTAGCAATGGTTGTGGTAACAATTATTGCTGTAGCAGGATTCTTCTATCCTAAGACGGAAGTAAAAATGGGAGCTGTTGGCCTACAAGGTCCAGCAGGTAATGATGGTAAGTCTATTGTAGGTCCAGCAGGACGTGATGGCGCGAGTGGTAAAACACTTGGTTCCGTTTCAGGTCCTAATACGTATTTACCGTTTGTTGCTAATAACAATCTACAGAAATACGGTCAGACTGTTACCCTTAGAGTAGCTACGACTACTGTATGTGCTATCAAAAGCCCTACAGCTACGTCTTCACTTACGTTTAGTGGCGTAAATCTTCTAAGGAGTTCAACTACCGCATCGGTAGTAACTCTCGCGAAGGCAACGACTCCTTACGCAACGACAACGTTCCTTGGTTCACTGTCACTTGCTGCAAACGCACAGGGTACAGTAGTGGCAACGACATCACTTCCAGTAGGATCAGCGGTTTTCGCTCCTAGTACTTGGTTTGTAGTCGGTATGTCCGGTGGTATCGGTACATTCAGCCCAGCAGGTTCATGCTCGGCAGAATTCACAAGGATTTAGTTTCCTAGTTTTGTCCCTTCACGGGGGCAAGCTCTAGTAAATTATTTAAAACAATATGGTATTTTCAGACACATCAACTGATTTAGGAATACTCCAAAGAGCTAGAAAAAAGGCTAAGGTGGATTCGACTCAATGGGCTACGTCAAACGTTGTTGGTTCTTGCAATGACTGGCTTAATCATATTACAAGGAAAGCCCTAACAAGGGGCAGGAAGTTTGCTTGGGATGATACAAATCATACAGGACTCCCCGAAGGTACAGACACTCTCACTATCAATGTTTCCGACTATTCATTCCTCACTGATCAGCATGGGAATCGAATCCTTACGCTTACGGGAGTTTCTATTCTTAGAGACGGAAAGTATGTTCCTCTAAAATCAGTAGACAGACGTGATCCAAATATAGACATAGCATCTTTCGGAACAGTGTCAGGTATACCATCATCTTACGACAAGCTTGCAGATAACGTTATCCGCTTGGATTATTTGCCGTCAGCAACTGTAGCTTTAGGAATCAAGTACTACTTCCAGCGGTCGCCATCGTACATTACTGCTTCTGACACAACAAAAGAGCCGGGTGTAGCTCTAGTTCTACATGAAGGCTTTGTCATAAAGGCAGCTTATGATGCGGCTGAAACACTGGGGCTTGATAATCTAGG